ATTAGTATCTGTTCCTGTTTGTGTAATAACTCCTGCTGATTCTGAAAAACTCATAATTAAACCTTTGTATTGTAAATTGCCATATTAACCTCTTGCTACTATTAAATTAGTTAAATTCGTTCCATCAAAAGAACTATAAAAAGCATCTATTGTAGGGTATAACCCTGTGAAATAATCTGTCGTATATCTATAAACGACATCCCCTCTAAAGTTAGATTCTCTTACCGTTCCACCTGTTATGCTTGTATTATTGTTCGTGTATTTTACCCCTGTTAGATAGTCAAACCAACCATATTTAAATGATGTGTCAAAATCTGTACTACTGTTTTTAAAAAGTATTTGATTCTTTTCCCCACCCGTAGGGACTCCTTCGCCGGGGTCTCCTTTGTTAGCTGCTATTGACGGGTTAACGGTTACATCAATTTCAGTAGTCTCTACAGTTACCGTAAAATCTATATTTGTTTCGTCAGTAGTTATATTTACATCTACTTCGTTTATTATGTTATTTACAACTACATCTATCATTTTATACCTAAAGTAAAAGTTATTTCTAAATCACCCTCGATAAAAAAACTACATACCGCATTTAAATTAGCTCCTTTGTGTTCAGAAAATTCAGACCCATTCAATACTACTGATAGCGTTTTTTCTTGCCCTAAAACATTGCTACCAGTAATACTTAAGCCATCAACCAAAGTGTATTCTTTTATAAGCGTGTTTTTTTTGTAAATCTTTATAAAACAATTGCTAGTAAAAACCCCGTTAGTAGTCTTGAAAGGAAGTGTTTTGTTTATCTGAGAAACCCCAAGATCAAAATATCCAATGTCTTTAATATTGTAAAAACTTATATTGTCAGTCATAAATATGAATTGTAACGTTAATTATAACAAATATACAAAATCTATAACTATTAAATTAAGTATAAATTTTATCTATTTTGGTATCAAATCCCCGTTTGAGTCTCTAGCAGGAACTACAGCAACGCTACATCTACAATTTATTACGTTTCCTGCTGATGCTTTTGGATCTCCCGGATACGCTAATTCTTCACCACTAACATTAAACTTATCATTTAATCCAACCCTTTTGCCGTTCATTTGCCTGTGATTGAAAGGGGATGTCCTAGTTCTCTCATCTAACGCACTAATCCATTCTTTTTCCATTACAAACCCCGAAACATCTCCAGCTTGTACAGCCCCAAAGTTAGCGGATGCAGTTGTCTCAGTTCTTGCAATTCTTAACGCTTGCCATCTGTAGAACCTTTTTTCCCCTACAATCTTTTGCACTTCTTTAGCTGCTTCTACTATAGTTAATCCGTCCTCTATTCTAGTTTTAAGCAGGTCTACTATAGATTGTTTGTAAGTCTCTGTAACTGTAACCACACGTTCTATACCGTACCTAACAAAGAAAGCTCTTATCTCTTTTTCAAATAGTGTTGTGAAATTAGATAGTGTAAAGTTCTTTAATTGAGTGTTTATATATTTACCAACCCTTGAACCGTGTACGCTTCCAGTCTCTCTATATATTCTCATATAAGCGTCAGACATTAATTGGTTTGATACTGATAGATTTACTTGTGCCTCGTAGTTGGTTTCTGTTAGGTTTTCCCATGAAATAGAATTACCCCACTCATCAAACACGGGTATAAGTATTCGCATAGCTTTCTTTTCGTACCCTCTGCTATATATATCCCATTTGTTTCTATATGTAGCTCTACCCATTATTCAATTGTAAAAGAATCTTCTAAAGCGTCTCCTAGCTTTAATATACTTTGTGATGTAGTGTATTCTTGCATTTCTGGATTTTCTGTAGGTGTATATCCGATAGCCTCTCTGTATTCTTCTCTATTTACTACTGCTCTATCTAGTGAGTTATTTAACCATCCTGTTAACGTGGCCATATCCGCCTGCATCTCTGGAAGTTCCATTACATCCCATTTAATACAACAGTTTTCATATCCGTTGAATCTAGGTAAAAAGAACTCGTTTAAAGCATCTTCTAGTAACTTTAAATCTGGTGCAATATTATTAGTTACTACCCATTTTTCAACTACTTTTAAATTATCGTATTTAGCCCCGTCGTCATTGTTTAATAGCTTATCAGACCAAATCAAACAATTGGCTATTTGTTTAGAATCCCATTTAAGATAATCAAAAGGCTTTAACTCATCAGCGGTTAAACTCATTCTTGTAAATCCAACTTTAGAAGACAATGCAGTAATCTTACCCATATCATTAGGATCAGCTCTCATTTCTTGTAATCTACTTTTAACCTCGTCAGCCTGTTCCTTGCCAAAAGCCACGGTATCACCCCAAAGAAACCCATAAGCACCACCATTTTTTAAAGTTTGAATATTTAAGTCTATTGCTGAGTTTGAAGATTCAATGTTCTTTAAGGCTGCTGATAATTCAGATAATCCGTATAAATGCTCTCCGTTATCCCCATAGTTAGGGTTAGGCTTTTTGATGTGTATAACATCCTCTCCAGGAAACTCTGTGTACGTTTGCTGATAAACCATTATGTAGTGATCTATCGGGCTTTCTCCTACAAAATTATCTGTGTTATCTTTTAAAACTATTTGTGTGTATTGACTAGGTAATAGGTAAACCTGCATTGGCACACCTTTATTTATCCCATCGCTAGGCGATAACATATAGATATAAGCGTTACCCGTAGTTTTTAAGAATGTTTTATATAGTGCCCAAAATTCTACCCAAGTTTGATCCACGTTAGGACGTTCCATAGGAAAAGGCTTATCTTCCTTAGCATAAGCCTCGTTTTTAAGCCTTGATAACTTTACACGTTGAGATAGTGATAAGTCAAACTTTGTAGCTTTCTCCATCATTTCAACCCTGTTAGCTTTCTCTTTGTCCTCTATCTCCTTTATGTAATAAGGTACAGATGATGTTTTAGTAGCCATTTGGTTAATCAATGAAAAAACAGTAGAGTTGATGTTATAACCCTTTTTGATGTATGTTATGTTCTCAGTGTCATAGCTTGTTAGATTATGCCCATAGCCTTGTATAAACGTTTGGTTAAACGGGTTTTTAGCTTTAGGGTAAAATATATTGTTAGCTTGTTGTCTAAGCCTATTGCTTAGGTTACTTATCTGCTGAGTAATAGAGCTTGCTTTTAATTTCATAATTATGAATATATTAATACGTAAAAATACAAAATTATAATTAATTAAAATATAACCATCTTTGGTGCTAATTCGAACCAGTAACGCATCATAATAGAATCCCACTCATCAGGAGACCTGCCTATCATCTGCTTAACAACATCTTTAGATACTAACGCTACTTTTCCGTCTTTATCAATATCCTTTTGTTTCACTTGTTCCATTTCTTCCGTAGTGATACTTATAACCGATGAGTTACTTGCTATCTCTCCTACTTCTCGCTTCATTATCTTTGCAGCCATCTTATAACCGCATTGAGATTTAAGATTGTTAAAGTTCTCGTCGTTTAAGGCCCTTGAATTATTCACAAATCCTTTGCATCTCATAAAATCTACAACACCACCACCGACACCGTCCTCATCTGCAATCACTCTTGACATTGGTATGTTATATTTCTGCGCCAATCTTTTACCTTGGTTTACTACCTCCATCAATCCGCTCTTATCGATATGGTATCTATAAATACACTTCCAACCATGCCAAACCCTAAAGACTGTATTATCCTTTCCTTTCCTTGCGACGTCAATAGTAATGTATTTATCCCCCTCAGCTTTCACATGGTCCGCATTGAAGTAATCAGCAATAGCATCTGTATCAATCAGTGTGCTTGGATCATCATCATACTCCCAATTCCCATAGTATAGCCTTTGTTTGCTATTCTTATCTAAGCTAAGCAATGAATCCAAATAAGATTGCGGTAAATGTGGATTGTCTGTTGGAAGAGCCTGTACGAACTTCCTGTGTGCCGGGATTGTGTTATCCCTGTTCGGCTTGTAGAACTCCTTATACACCCAATTCTTGGCAGGGTTGCAACTTCCGAACATCTTAGGCCTTATATTAAATTCAGTAAGCTTGTATCTGCATCGAGAAAGAACTATCTGCCACGCCTTATAAACAATCTGGTTACATTCATCTATAAACGCTCCACAAACCTCTAAAGAACCTAAACTATCAAAATTAGGATCAGAAGGATAAAGAAACAAATCTTTTAACAGTATCTCTGAGCCATTATTAAAGTATATTATATTATTTTGTGCGTTGAATACGTACTGATCCGATATACCTAAACGAATAAGCCCAAGAGCATTACTCTCGGGTGTTGGATTGGATGTTAACTCAAAGAATGTATTTAGTGTAGTTTCTTTTAATGCTTTTAGTTTTGCCCTACCCATTAACCAACGTGAACCGGGATGAGTTTGACACATTTCAATAAGCCATAAAACACCAAAAGCAGACTTACCACCTCCAGCAGCTCCGCCGTAAAGAGTTTCTTTTGTCTCGTTGTCTTTGAGATAATATACAGCGTTTTCTTGTTTAGGCAATAACTTCATTAATCTGGTTTAATTCCACCTCCTAAACTAACTATATTAACAGGCTTATCTCCACCTTCTAAAGTAGTCTCTTGCCTGTCAGTCCAATTAAATCTGTTCTTCATGTTCATGTACCAACCTGTATAAGAAAAGTCTTTATTCTCTAGGTTCGTTCTACCTGATTTAGACCACCAAGCCTCAGAAAGTATCTTACCCATTTTTATGGTTTCCGAAAAAACTGCTTCTTCTTTAAGCCATCTATCCCATAAATCATTAGAGAAACTACCTCTCCACTTATATATTAAAGCCTTAACCTCTACATCAGAAGCTCCGTCTTTATACATATCTAATACATCGTTATACCATTCATTTGGTAAACTTGATGTGTCTTCTTTTGGTCTCCCTGATTGTGTCATAACTCAATAGTTTTCTTTGTGCATCTTATAACATAATACGATCCTGGATTGCTTGGATAGTGGTTTGTTTCGTTTGTTCCGTCTCTATCTTCGTACTTGTAAACATTTCCGTCTGCCTCGCATCCTTCCCATCCCCATGGTCTAGTATTAATAAAAACCCCGTTAGAGTACCAATATCTAGTACATTCATCACATACCTCTATAGTCTCAGGTTCTTTAGGTTGCTCTAGTGTTATATCTTCACCCGTTTCATTTGTGCAGTTTACGAGTAATAATATTAATATAATATATTTCATAATCTAGTTATTACGGTTAATATAAGCAATGTATAACTCTCTACCTACTAAACATAGCAAAGATATAAAAAAAGCGTATAGACTTGTATAATTGAAGTCTTTAGCCCATGCTAGGCAGAACTCTATAAACACCCATAGAAAGGATGATATAGTTAGTATTGACATTAGTGTAAATAGTTTGATAAATTTCATGGTGTTAGTTTTTAATTTCTAGTTCTTCTTCTGTTAGTTTAGGATATTCTGATACTTTCATATTTTAAGTATTAAAAAACCCTCCTAAGCATACCTCTATACTAAGGAGGGAAAACAATTAAACTATTCAACCATGAAAAAAAATAGTATTATGAATGTTAAAGATAGTGTTATTATTGTTTATATACAAATTTACAGCTTTATATTTTTAAAATGCTCTGAGAATGCCTCAGCACTACCTAGCCTTAAAGCTTCTGGTCTTAGGTTTACTTTTAAATCAAAATATCTATCTGTTAGGTTTGACATCATTGATTCAGATACACCTTCTTTTTCTCCTATCTGTTTTATTGTAGATTCAAGATCAGTTAAAAAGTAATATATTAAAACCCATCTTTTTTTGTTTGAGTGTCTTACTCTTACAGGCATAGTAATCTAATTAAAAGCTGTAAGAAAGGAATTAGCAGCATTATAATCTTTATGGTTTTCTTTTTCATGTCCTTGTGTTTTTAGGTTTTCTATTTCTTTTAGTATTCTGTTACATTCTGTGTTAAGAGTCTCTTGTTTTATTAACTCTATGTTCTCATTAAATTTAGATAGTGGTATAAACTTACCGTTAATATAAGCTCCAAAACTTCTTTTCTTTTCAGTTATATTAACTAATCTACCTGTCTTTGTGTTTACTATCATGTTCTTACACTCTGTTAACTCGTAGTTATGAGCCTTTTTAAATCTGTATTTAGTGGCTATTTCTATCATGTTTATTGTGTTTTTGCCGTGGTAAATGTTTGTTTATTCCTTGTT